ATGTAGGGTCGCTCTCCCAAGACTAGGAGGGTTCATGATCCGCCGATCACCGTCACCGACCCGAGACTACTCGATCCTCAGCAACTCCGTCCTCGCCGACAGCGACCTGTCGTGGGAGGCACGAGGGCTGCTCGCCTACCTGCTCTCGAAGCCGGACAACTGGCGTGTGATGCCCAAAGCACTTATCAAGGAAAGCCCCAAAGCAGGGCGAGACAAGGTGTATCGGATACTCGATGAACTGAAATCTGCGGGCTACATCATGAGCGAGCAGATCAGGGGTGCAAGTGGGCAACTCGGTGAGATGGAGTATGTGGTTTACGACACCCCGCAGACCTCAAAACCCGAAGTTTCTGGGGTTTCCACCGTGTCCGTGAAATCCGTATCCGGTAAAACCGTATCCGGCGAAACCGTATCCGGCAAACCCGTATACATAGTAAGTACTTATTCCTACAAAGAACTGAATAAAGAAAATACTGAAGAAAAGCCTCTTGTGCGTTCGGCTGAAGCCGAAGCGCACGGCAGCGAGGAAGCCATTGTGAAATCTCGTGGTTCGGTTGCTTACACTCCCGAATACGAAATCCTTTGGAGGTCGTTTCCCAAGAAGGTCGGGAAGGCGGCAGGATTTCACTCTGTTCAGGCACGGCTGCGAGAGGGAGTGTCCTATGCCGATCTCCTGCTCGCCACTCAGACCTACGCTTTGTCCCGCAGGGGTCAAGAACCACGCTACACTCTCCACCCCAGCACCTTCTTTGGGCCGCAGCGTCGCTTCGAGGAATACCTCCCCGGAGAGGAGGGCTACGAGGAAGCGCACCGCAACGACAAGCAGGGCAGAGCAGTTCCGAAGGCGTTTACAGGGATCGCCGCATTTTTGGAGGGAGACGAATGACCGCAGCCAAATCCGACATTGCCAAAGTGTGCGCCATCATCGCATCGTCCTACAGCACTTGGGAGGCAACTCGGGAGCGGGTCGAGGTGTTCTACGAACTCCTAAGCGACCTTGATCCCGATGTGCTGAAATCCGCCACCCAAGCGTGGGTGCTGAGCGAAAAGTGGCCGCCGACGGTTGCCGACCTGCGCTCCATGAGTGCCGAAATGACCGGAGCGCTCGCCCCCTCGGCGGAGCAAGCGTGGGCTGAGGTGACCCGCATCGTGCGTGTCTATGGCTGGCGTGGCGGCAAGCCACCGTGGAGCGATCCGGTCATCGACCGTGCCGTCGAAGCGATGGGCTGGCGAGAAATCTGCGTGAGCGACAACATCGAACTCACGAGGGCGCACTTCTTTCGTGTGTATGAGAACTACCGTGCGAGGGAAAATCGCCAAGTCGTCATCAGCCCTGCGCTGTCCGCTGGCGAGCACCGTGTCGAACTTGCTAATGTGCTGAAGCAAGTCTCACTTGACCACACCACTGAACCCGTATATAGTTCCATCTCGCAACATTCCGACGAACAGGGGGACACCCATGACTGACCAGAACCCATCACCAAATCAACCGACCAACGAAGCGTTCACCTACACCTCAACGCCTCCTACACCAAAGCAGAACCACACTCTCAAAATCGTGGGTATCATCGCTGCGGTCATTGTCGCCCTTGCCATCATTGGAGCGATTGCCGGTGGTGGAAAGTCCAACAACGGTGGGAGCAGCAGTTCTAACTCCAACAGTGGAGCGACCAGCAACACGCAGTCCTACTCGTCGTGGAAGGCTGGCTTCTCCCCGGTGTGGAGCCAAGTGCAGGCCGACTGGAACAGCACCTCAACCGCCCTCGGCAACAACGACCAACTGACCGCTTCCAACGGTTTCTCGTCGCTCGGACAGGATGCAGCGCAGATTGCTCAGTACGAGAACTCGCCTGACCCCACGCTGAACGCCGACATTCAGGCCCTCTCCGATGACTTGCAGACGGTTGCCGCCGATGGTGAAACTGCCTTGAGCAGCAACAGCAGTTCCGACTTCAATACCTTCGGGAACGACTGCACGACCTTCAAGGCTGACGAAGCGACGGTGGCGAACCAAATCACCACCGACAACAGTTCGCTCGCTTGATGCGGAAAATCGCAACCCTGATCGCTAGCATCGCTATCCTCGGCACGGTTGCCGTCGGTAGCGGTGCAGCAACAGCGAGCAGTGGCACTCACGCCCCAAGGGCAATGTGACGGTGGTGAACGATGGCATCCGTTCGTGCAACCTTCCAAAGGTCACGACTTGGTATCGCTACTCCAACGGCTACACATGTAACTTCACCACGAACATCCGCCAGACTGAGCAAGTCATCTTGCGAACTGACCCACAGGGTCGTAGCCTGCCGCAAAGTATCCTGATCCACGCCACCTACAACGGTTCCGCACCGTCGGCGTGTGTCGTAAATGTGTTCCACTAAGCCACTTAGCGACACGGATACTCACCAGAACGCCTACCCGACAGGGTAGGAATAGTCGGGGCGGGATGGTCACTTCGCCGTCTCCCTTTCGCCCCGACGATCACCTTTCAAAGGACATAATGACTGACTGGACACAAGTTCCCGCAGACCACCCTGTTTGGATCGAGGGTGAAACCAAAGGCAAGTTCTTCTTCAGTGCCGTCGAAAAAAATGGACGGTTGCGTATCTCTGGCGGCAACAACATCTACCGCTCACGGAGCGTTGATCCTGCGCTGGTCACCTTACGCACAACCTACCTGCGCCCAAAAAAGTGAGCGACGGAGAGAAGCGTTGCCGCAAGTGCAACGAGTGGAAGCCACTGAGCGACTTCACGGAGCGCAGAGACAAGCCGGGAGTTTACTCACCCGCCTGTAGAGCCTGCGACGGAGACAAGAAGCGCAGTCAAGCAAATCGTTGGCAAGCAACGCAGCGAGAGAGTGCCGTCAAAGCCTCAAAGGTCATGAAGCGCACACCGCTAAAGCCGGTAAGCGACCACCGCCGAGAGGTGAACACCGAGCGCAAGCGGCTAATGGTCGAACGGTTCGGTGACCCGAAAACTTGGGAGTGCCGGTTCTTCGAGTATGCGCCGCCGAACGCTGGGCTTCCAAAGTGCTTCGGTCCGATCCACGGACACGAACTCCTGAGCCGAGCCAAAGCCGGTCGCACCGACGAGAACCTGCTGAACATGGACGGCATCATTACGCTCTGCGATTTCCATAACGGCTGGATCGAGGACAACCCTGCGCTCGCCAAGCAATACGGCATCAAACTCTGACCACAAAAAAATCTCTGAATAGCACTTGACTTGTCGCACCCATGCTGTATGATGGTTTAGGTAAGGGCAGCACGACTTACGATGTTCTTTGAAAACCGAACCGAGAACTGCGGTGACATTATTCGGTGCTGCCATACGGGGCGAACCAGCAACATCGGGGAGAACTAAGCAGGCAGACTAAACCTTCGGGGCTGGGTAGTGAGAGCAGTGAAGCGATGAGCCTCACCTTCGGGTGGGGCTTTCGCCATTTCCAAAAGTTGGTTGTAGCCTGTAAGCATGTCCTCTCCCCACGTTCCGTGCGAAATCAACCTGAAGCCCAGTGAAATCCGCATTGGCGACACCGGCTACGCCAAGACCGACGGGCAGGTTGGCCGCCTGATCCGCATTGGCGAGCGCATCAAGTTCCACCACGCCACCTACAACCATGTGTTCACGGTTGTTCGAGAGGGCGACACCTATGAAACCATCTGGGTCGTCCAAGCCACGCCGAAGAAGGGCATCATCTTGTCCCGCTTCAGTGAAATCTCGAACTACGCCCAAATCGTCACGGTGCTTCCGCCGCCGGAAGGCTGCAATGGCACGAATGTTGCCATCTTCGCCAATAAGCAACTTGGCGACCCCTACGGCTTGCTCACCATCGCTTGCATTGCGATTGACGTGCTGACCCCTGAGTGGTTCGTGGCGTTCCGCCGACCCGGTTCGTGGATTTGTTCAGCACTCGGTGGCGAGGCGTTGCGCTTCGGTGGGTTCTATTTGGACTGTGGCGACATTTACACGATTACGCCGCAGCAGTTGTTTGACGCTCACAATAAAGCACTTACGCCGTCACAACCATAAGGTATCCTGTTCTCATGACGACCAACCCCTTTCATATCGACAACCTTGACCCCATCGGCAAGGCCGCTGGTTCGATCCTGAAGGGTGGTCCGGGCAGTGGCCGTCACCCCGAGGGGGCGGCGCAGTGGCAGGCGGAGGCGCAATCGCTAGAGGATCGACCTTCACCCATGCGGACGCACGAAAACAGTGCTGGTGAAGGTGCTCGATCTGCGATTTGGTCAGACAAACATTCTGGCGAAATCCGACCGGTTGCCGAAGATTTGCGTGCCGTGGCGGAACTCCACGATGCCATCGCTCAAAAAGTTGGAGTGATGTATGAACTTGTTCTCCCCAACAGCAATAAGCCGTGGGATGTTGATGACGTTTACTGCGACGAGGCCAACGAGGGCGGGGAGTCGCACGACAAGGTTGCTGAAACTGCTAAAGCACTAGCCGACAAGGCAGAGGCAGGGCAAACACCTACGCCGGAAGAAATGCAAGGGCTTCGTGACCAGATCAAGGAAGCCGCTAGCGATGCGTTGCACGCCCACGCTGTCTTGTCGGGCGACGACTACGATGTTGAAAAATACGACCGCAGCATTGACCCTGAGGGCGAATACTAAATCTTGACCCCGCTCCACCAAAAGGTGTAGCATCTCCCCATGCACGACGAACACTCTGAGTCATTCCTCGAAAACGGTCGCCTGCTCTACATTCCGCACAACTGCGACAACCCCGATGCTGAAACCTACCCCATCGGGACGATCTGGCAGTGCGGTCGCTGCTACGACCACTGGGAAGTGCAGGACAGCGTTGGTCACCACCACTTTGTCCGTGTGCGCCGTGTGAAGTATGAGTCGTCGTCGAAGTGATGGCTGGGCGTAGGAAGGCCACCCCAACTCCGGTTGGAAATCACGCAATCACCATCGAGGCTACTAAGAGCCAAATGATGAACCGTGAGTTGTTCCAACCGTCCTGCACCTGCGGCTGGACAACCCCAAAGTGGGGAAGTTACGGGCAAGCGTTCGTCGCTGGCGGGAAGCACACAGCCGAACAGGATTGAGTGCACCGTCGAACTCGACGGACACAGTAAGGGCATGACCCTTACCACGATTTGCGCCCTTATCAACACGATCCTCGGCCTCGCAGCCTTTCACCGCAAACGGAAGTAGGCTTGACTTATGACGGTTTGCTCTAATGAAGGTTGCGATGCTTCGGCTTACCGGCGTTGCCTATGTCTG